ATACGAACTGCCAATGGATTGTTGTCCATGTACTGATCGATGTTTAGTTTGCCTCGGATATAATCTTCGGTAATACTGTGAAAGGTTGTGCCTCGCTGTGTTGCGCGTGCAGTGATACGATTTGCCTCGTCCTCACCAATTTTGGTTCTCCATTTTTTGAAGAACTGAGCGTTCTGAAACGATGTGATTGAGGTTACACTTGGAAAGTATTTATCAGTATCAGGTATTTTATAATAGCGAATGCCATTATCATTCACAGGTTCAACTTCTATTTCTTTGAAGTCTACTTTAACGAAGTCAAACATTAAAATCCAAGATTGTATTTACTAATGAGATAAGATTTAACAAGACCTGAGCGAACAATATCATTGATATCAAACTCGATACATGCAAACTCTTTCATCTCTTGTAAGATCTTGATGAAGTCTGAGATACCAGACCTATCATTCTCTCGTGTAAGGTCAGTCTGAGTGATGTCACCACAGAACATAATCTTACTGTCTTCACCAATTCTGGTGATCATTGAATCCAACTCATGAAAGTTTAAGTTGGAGAACTCGTCTACAATAACGATAGCGTTATCAAGAGTAACACCACGAATAAAACTTGTAGACCAGAAACTAATAGTTTCCTGCGCTCGTAAGTTGTCATAAAGCATTTCAAATGAATTATCGTCAGGCATACTAAACATGTATCGAACCATGTTCTTGTATGGAATCTGATAAAGTGCACTCTTATCTTCATGGTCTCCAGGAAGGAAACCGATCTCTCTAGTAGGAACTAAAGACCTTACAATGTATATTTTATCATAAGGTGTAGATTCGTCAAGTACTTCTTGTAAAGCAAGATACATGGTAATAAAAGTTTTACCTGTACCTGCTGCACCATGAAGTAGAAGGTTCTTACCTTCATTGTACTGTGCAAAGGCAGTCTTCTGGTTGTCTGTTAATGGTTTAACAGGAACCATGTATGATGAATCGATAGGTTTCTTACGTTTCATATGCTTCTTAGACATACCGTTAGGAAAAGTTTTAGGAGCGTTAGTTCCTTTTCTTGCTCTTGCCATAATTTAGGTGAATCGACTCAAGTTCGCTTTAGGATGTGCTTTTTGTACTTTGGACATGACTTCTTTGAAACCATCGTCCATCTTAGGTGTGCCATACATGTGACCACCTACACCCGCAGACCAGTCTTTATCCCAGTCTGGGTTATCCTTTCGCCATTGATCATACTCTTTCATTGTCATGGAGAGTTCCTTTGTCTCTCCAGTTTCTTTGTTTTTTACTGGGTAAGTAGGCATTAGTTCCACTCCATTGCTTCTGAAATAATAGGAAATTGTTCCACAAAGATCTGCTTACATTCGTTAGCGATGTCCATGTGTTCCTGTTGTGTACCATGACCAGATCGTAACTCTATGTAGTGCATCCAAGATCGAAGAGATCCTGACATATAGATTCTGGTAGGTGTACACAAAGGTAGAATCATTCTAGCACACTCTTTGGCAATACCGCGAGAGAGCATGTCTTCATAAAGTGCAAAGGCATTATCGATAACCTTACGCATCTTAATATCATACTCTTGAACTAAGAAAGGATCAACATCATCGATGCTGTTCTGACGATTCTTATCGTCCTGTCGTCTGAGTTTCGGTAATGCTACTCCACCGAGAAGAGTACTGTCTGCATAGCGTTGGGAAAACTCTTGGTATGTGAAAGAACGGTGCCTCAAAATTTGGGCAGCGATTGCTCTCGTCGTAAAAATTTCTAGAGTCATGAACGCTTGTTCAAAAACACTCCAGTGACCATGCTTAATACAGTACTTCAGTAACCCTGATACCTTAGGGTTATCCTGATTCTTTGGATTGCTTACTCGTGCTACATAACCAATAGTCTTCTCCGCATCGGGAGTGACCGAAATCAAACTAACATTCATCTGGTTTTCTTTTTCTTAGCGGTTTTCTTTTCAGTGGGATCTTGCCACAGTTTAGGGTTTACGTTACCTTTTGTCTGAGTAAAGGTTACAAAGTCTTTCTTGTAGAGGTCATAATAATAATCAAATAGTTCTACTGCCTTCTGGCAAATAGAAATGTCATAACGTTCTTTACCATCTACCTTATAGGTTACAAGGTAGGCAGTATAAGGCAACGAAGTATCGTTTGCCTTTTCTTTGTCACAGTTCTCATGAAGAACTTTCAACTTCTTTGCCCCCACTCGATTTGATCAAATGCTTCTTGGATCACTGCTTTAGTAATGCGTTTGTACTTGGAACTCAACTTCTTATCTTTTACAAGACAAATAAGTTCTGCCTCTTCAGCAGAGAGTCCTTCTAATAGTTGGACAAATAGAGATTCTCTTTTCAGACTGGGTAGTTTATCAGCACCACCCTTGACGAACCTATAGAGACCCTTATACTCTTGCTCTAAGCGAGTGTGATCAGTTCCTACAGGTGCATCGTTAGGTGTGTATGGTACATCACCTTCTGGGAGCATGGAGACCACGCTCTCGTCGAAGTTCCAGATCAAGATTGACCTGAGTGCCTGACTATTATGCTTATGGAGAATCTCTATTTTCTCCTTTTTTGTTTTTGCGTTAGATACTTTTCTCAGTACCTCACTGATCAGCAACCTAGGGTTGCTGTTATCCATGTTTCGTGTTGCCATAATGATTTTAGTATAATGAAATCAATCGTCTTCGTCATCGTCAAGATCTTGGATGTCCCAAGGTGATGTTGGTCTGACGTAGATAAGTTCATCATGTAGAATGTTACCGTCTTCATCAAGCATCTCAGGGTGTGTCACAGACTTGGCATAGGCAGCGTTTTCGATAAAATCTTCAACGTATCCTTTTGCCAACCATGATACAGTGATTCCCAGAAAGAATGCACCGATGGTAACAAGAACTGCTAGTGCGATTAGCATGGTTTCCTCCTTAGGTAAAAGTGTTTATATGGAAACCAACCTCCTATAGTTAAACTGATATTATTTAGAAGGTTTCCTGCGTCCTGGTCTACGATCTCTTTCATATTGCCAAGCATCTTGTAAGATGCGATACAAATAGTCTTTGATCTTTCGTGCCTTTGGTTTACCAAGGTGACCATACGCTTCACGAATGAATCGATGATCAGAATCAGATCCACCCTTAATGTACGCTTCTAAATCATAACACAGTTGTGAGATTGTATCAGCGGTAGAGGATTCAATAAACTCAGTTATCTCTTTCCTCTTGATCTTGTTAGACTTTAGATAGTCATAAGCATGAAAATAAAATTTGTTTTCTTCAAAGGCGCAATCAATAGATCGCTCAACAAGATCATAAAATTCATCCATTATCAGATAAGATTGTTTTCACGGAGGTATTGTACAGTCTCAGTGCAACCACCAAGATTAGTACTGTTCAGCACTACCTGAGGAAAGGTAGAACCGTTACCGAATTGATTATAGAACGCATCGCGTTCAAAGTCAACCCCTAATTTATATTCTCTGAAAGAATAACCTTTTCCTTCAAGCACTTGTTTTACTTTAGTGCAGTAAGGACAACCAGTACGAGTGTAAACAGCAAAGTTCATTAGCATGAGTAGGGAGAATAAAAAAGGGGACCCTTAGATCCCCTAGGTTTATTTTATATAGCAACGATACTAGAAGGAGTACTTAAGACCTGCCTTCGTGCCATATCCGCGATCGATATTGTCATCACCAGAACCTTGGAAGGAAACCTCACCGTATGCAGAAAGAGCATCGGACAATGCAAGACCAAGACCTGCCTTACCAGAAGGAACAGTGTCTGCCTCTCCACCATCAGGAGATACGAAAGTAGCACCACCTTGAACGTAGTAAGAAGCATCTTCGCCAAGAGTACCTTCCCAACCAACGTGAGCGTCAGTATTTGTACCAGTGTAGTTTGAACCAGTCCAAGAAGAGTTTGCTTCCACGTTCACATAAGGACCTGCGAATGCAGCACCAGAGGCGAGAAGAGGGGCAGCAACAGTTGCTGCGATTACAGATTTAATAGACATTTTGTTTAAAGAATTTACTTGCGGAATTTGTTTACCCGCAGATGATAGAAGTCTCGACATGACTTCGTGTTAGGTGGATTGAAGATGACCTAGCGCGAGTAATTGAGGCATTCGGAAATACTTAATCGGGAGGCGTCCCTCCGTTACCGAGTATTTATACTACCACGATCTTAAGGTTTTGTCAAGAGTCGGTCGAAGATGTGTCTAAATGTTTCTCCTTCAACTTCTGCTCGGCACGTTTCTTAAGAAGTTTAGCATACATAACCTCCTCCTTAGTATAGCACATTTTGTTCTTTTTGCGTGCCTTAATAATTTTTTTCGCTGCTTTTATTGTGTCTTTTAATCTCATGACGGATTTCCTCTAGTTTTTTTCTTGATTCAACTAGCATCTCAGCAACTTTAGTTCTTCCCTCATACCATGCATCAGGATCAAATTGAATATCAATATAGTCCATGGGGTCCATGATCGCTTCAAATTCTGCGTCTTCATCACCTAAGATCTCTTTGAGTTCCTTAGGTAGATCTTCATTCTTAATCTTTGGTAGTTCCATTAGTACCCTCCTTCGGATGCAACTTCTGTAATTTCATAACCTGTAGCGTCTCTCGTTGTCCAAATCAGATTACCCGTAGTATCTAATGAGGATTGATTTGTCAGGTCTATTGATGTTGATGCATATAAGTCTACACTGCTACCTGCGCTTATGTCAAGTTGTGCATTACAATCATTACCATCAAGATCTCTAAAACATAATCTAGTGCCACTTTGTTGAACTACAAATCCTCCTGAGTTATCAACGATGACTGCAGTGTAAGTACGTCCTCCTTCTAGTGTAACTGTTTTAGTGGTGCTACCTGATGTAACTCCAGGAGTCTGAACAAAATTTTCTCCTGCTACTCGATAGGTTCCTAGAGCAGTATCATAACTGCTTGGATTATCATCCCATTGGAATGCTAAAGAAAACTCTCTACTACCAGAACCTGTAGTTACGATGTTCCCATTAGAATCGAAAGTTGCATTTACTGTAGAACCAGATGCATATTTCAATCTGTATGCAACACCTCCTGGATTTTTTGACCAGTTGTCAGCGTTACCCGAAGCGGGTGGGTTGTTTGTTACTGTGACCCCAAGTGAATGAGGTCCTATGCCTACGTTATTGATATTTATAATTGAACTACTCGTAAAACCAGTTGCTGTTCCTACAGTTACTCCATCCCATGTGAATGTTGCACTGTTATCAGCAGATACTTCTAGTTCATAGTTACCTGCTTGTGTAATATTAATACTTGCGGTTGCACTATGAGGTGTACCACTAAGTGTCTCCACACTAGATGGGTATACAGCATACTCATTCATCAAAGCATTCCATGCTTGGTGAGGTCCTGACTTAACCCAAGGATCGGTATTGCCACCCCAACAAGAAGTTCCTCTACAGATTTTAAGATACCATCCACCTGGATTTCTTGCCCAATCATATGCACTACCGAATGGTAAACCATCACCGTCAAGGAAACCTGCTGCACTATTGAAACAGTTCACTGATAAGATTAATTCACCTGCATTCAGAGTAAGAGTTTGGGAGTAAGGTGTAGTATATGAACCACCTGCAAAGATACCACCAGGGACATCATTGAAGTTTGTGAGTGGAGTAGTAGAGTTGTTCAAGAATACAGACATCCTATCATCACTACCACCAGTGATCGTGTATGTGTCTGTAGCAGGAATAGGAATCTTATAAGTTACCTGCTGTGTCTCAAGAGGTAAAGTACATTGCTCTGGGTTCACCCATACAGCATACTTGTTTCCTTCGTCACTCCAGTATCCCTGTGTGACAACAGTGGTTTGATCATCACCATCATTTGTTGCTGAAAACGTAGCGTTATTATCATTGCCATCATTGTCTTTGAATCTAAGTTTTATAAGAGAACTATCACGAACAGGTGTTTGTGCTCTTTCTGTATATGTAATTGGATATGTTCCTGCAGCAAAGTTCTTAGACTTTCTAATACTTCCTTTGTTCACTTTATCTTCTATATTACCACCACGATATCCAATCCTTGCGATGCCAATACTATCAAAACAGTTTGGATCTTGACTTGCAACAGGATCCATACTGATATTACCGATGCGAAGATTTGCATTACAATCATCGTTATCCCTGTCCATCAAGCAAACAACTCTACCGTTATCAACCAAACGATAGTTTAGATTATCTGAGTTGTATGTAACGTTGATAGTTTGTCCTGCAGAAATAGATATATTTTTTGATTGACTTCCACCACTACCACTCTGAGTAAAAGTTTGACCACCAACTTCGATTGTATTTACTGCCTGACCATATGTGTTTGGATTATCATCCCAGTCAAAGTTAAGTGTGAGAGTACCAGATCCTTGTCCAGTAATTTCAATGTTACCTAGTTGGTTGAAGAATGCTGCAAGTGAAATAGTTGGATCATTTCTCAACTCACCACCAGTGCTTGTGAGAGTTTGTTTGAACTGTACATTTACATTAGAAGTTCTATAAGCATTTGGAATACGAGTTTCACAGTATCTAAACTTGGAGTTACGTTGATCCCAAGTGCTTCTACTTTGATCACTATCTTGATACGATTCTAATCCATCAAAAGAAGTTGTATCTCCATTTGGCCAGACTACTTTAAGTCCTTCA